TCTTTGAAGATTCCCGTCCTTCCGGGTGGAGCAGGGGGCGCATCACCAATGGTGATAAGACCGCCTCTGTAAACCGGAGTATTCCAAGGCATTACAAATACCCCATTTGTTTCATGACTTGGTGATGATCTTTTTCTATTTGTGCTATGAACTTAGGACCAAGCTCTTGCTGCCAGCGTGTACCACCTTCATTGAAGAAGTTGCCGCGCTGTGGCTTCAGCTTGTACTCGTCAAAGCCAATGTCATTTTCCACCTTCCTGAGTTTGGAGAGTTTGGCAGCATTTATTGCCCGCTTGGCTCTCGCTTCATCGTACTCAAGGCCAATGAACTCAACGACGGTCTTCAGTTCCTCAAGCGGGTCTTCCAGCATATCTTCGTATTTGACTACGTGAACCGGGTAGATGGTCTGCCCGGCCCAAGACCGCACATGGTTTGACCATGAAGACACCAGTTGCTGAACCTGCATCATGTGCTTCAAACCCGCATCGTCGCCTATCCAGAACTCCAAGTGATTGAGCTGTTCAACGATTTTTGGCATGGACATATTGTAAAACTGCGACATCGACAGCGCCACGGAGCGTGGATCACGCAATACATAGATGGCACGCTGTGTCAGTTCTGGCGGGATAAATGCTGGTAAGCCGTCAACAGTCAGGTTAGCAAAATGCGTCTTGAACATTCGTGGTGCTGGTTTTGCCATCATGCCATTCAGCAAGGCGGCAGGACGAAGCAGCCACAGGCCACGTTTCCCCAAGTCGTCAAGAGGGACTGGTGAGGCAGCGCGAGTATAGCAAGCCGACGAATCTCCGAACCCAGTGTGGAGGTCGTTTATGTCCAGATAGCCGTTAGTGCGATACGCCTGTATCAGACAACGCAACCACGTATTACCAGATTTCGGATAACTCGCGAGCCATGTAATGCGCTCGGTATCCGGTAACATTTAACTTGCGTCTACGCTACCCGATGGAACCGTAATCGTCAGTGACGAAATCTCAACCTGATCGTTATTCTGCAACTGGTTGTTTGAAATCGTCATTTCCGGGGTTCCGGTATCGTTCACGCCCAGCGTAAACAGCAGATTACCGCCTGTAACGGCATCGTAGAAGCCACAACGAGTGGTTGTACCTACGGATGCGGTTGCTTCGGTTGGCGTACCTGCCAAGGTAATCACACCCGATGCAGCAGCGCCAAATGCTGTTGCGTTCAGGTTGCAGGTGGCATACGTGGCTGTCTGTGCGGCGTTCTGAAACCGGGCAGAACCAGTACCGCCAACGGCAGTGGTAATCGCATCGGCCAAATCGTCTCTAACTGTGTCCTCTAGGTTCATTGTCGTTCCTCACTTTAACTTTGCTTTTTACATTACCGTGCTTGTCCTTGATGGTAACCACGGCGGTGACTTCTAAATTGTCGAGAATAAAATCCAACCCTTTACGCTGTGCGTCAGCGACCTCGGCTAATGTAATATCTTTACGCTCGTCGTTCATAATTCTACTCTAGCTGTCAGCAGGTGCAACATCGGCACCGGAAACCAAACCATCATCGTCTCTGACGAATTTTATGGCTTGCGTCTTGTTTTCAATTGGGGTTACTTCTGCGCCTGCGATCTTACCAGACTCATCGCGCACCAGTCGGACTGCCTTTGACTGGCCTGACGAGGTGTTGACTTCTATATTCTGGCTACCGCCACTACCACCAGACGATTTGCTGGAAGACTCTTTCTGTGAGGTCGCCTGCAAAATAACCTTCACTTCGGCCTCTTCGCGCATCAGGCGTATCTTCTCTTCTTTTTCCTGTATCTCAAGTCGGGCCTTTTCTTCATCCAGCAGAGCCATGCGGGCTTCACGTTCGATCTTGGCATCAGATTCAGCGTCCTTTCTGGCAATCTCAGCCTGAGATTCTTGCTCCTTTAGCTGCATTTCAGCCTGTGCCTGTTGCTGTTTTGCTTCCAGTTCTGCTTGAGCCTTCTCGGCTTCCGGGTCTGGTTGCTCGGCCATCTGCTCAAAGGATTGCAGGAAGTCTTCAATCTCGTCTTCGGCATCGCGAGCGATACGGAACTTGCGGCTCATCCACAGCAGCATCTTGCCCAACGGACCCATAGCAGCAGGGTTCTGCTGAACAATGGGGAATATCTGTTGAAGGAACTGGCTCATTGAGGCGGTAAATTCAGCCACTCCCTGTTTGTCCATCATTTCATCAGCAGCGATGGTGGAGTCAGTTTCGATGTCAATGGTATACGAGCGAAGCGCATCATCCTTCATTACCTGCACAGCTTGCTCAAACTCAGGCGTAGGCTGCATATGCGCCATCTTGGCAATCGTCTCCGCCTGAAAATGCTCGGAGATAATCTCTGCCTGAATCCTGAACAGGTCGCGGAAAAAGCGTTGTGTGTCTTGCTGTTTGGGCAGGAAACGCCTGTTACCAAAGGATGCTTTGAGTTGCTGTGCGCCCTTTGTTTCCCGTGGGTCGGTGGACCCGCGCTGTATGTCGGAGATACCCGTTAGCTCGAATATGGACTGCACCAACTGCGTTCGGTACACCATCAGCCGCTGCCACGCATCTGCAACGTCTCTTAGCGGCACCCACTCAATCATCCCGGCCAAACCACCTCTCTCGGTGATGGCACCCCAGTCTTCAACGGGCACAAGGGTGTTTTCCTTGGAATTTAAGAGGTCCTTGATGATGTCCTTCTGAGAACCGGGGTACAGTCCTGACAGTTTCATGGCATCAACAAGATTCTCAATCCTCAAGGTAATGGTGTTCAGTTCCTCGGCCTGATACTGGTACATCGCATACTCAGGTATCGGCATCAGGGAATCCGGTGTTTCTACGATCAGGACGGGTTCAGGACCCGGATAGAAGCCTCTAAGCTTCAGTGGGTCGTCTTTCTTGAGCAGGAACTTGTCGTAACCTTTTACCACGGCACGAACGTTACGAGCGTCCTTGTCCCAGATTTCCCAGACCTGTGCTTTTTTGACTTGCCGCTTTTCGTCCTTGGGCGCGTGTCCGTCTTCTTCTTCTGTGTGCGCAATATGGGTTAAAGGAACGTCTGAGTGCTCCTCACCAAACTGCTCAATAATCTCTTCTTGGGTGAGGAAGTTATTGCCGTAGGCAACCCACCAAACATCGTCCCATGCGTTGGCGATGGACTGTCGGTACTGGTCCCACGGTACGTGATAACACCTGACCTCTTCATCAACCAGTTCCTCAAACTTCTCAACCTCAAGAAATTCGCCGTCTTCGTCTTCTATGTCGCGTTCGTTTTCAACGATGGTCGGGTGGTATTTTACTCTGGCCACCATTCTGCCGGGAAGCAGGTAATCCAGAATCAGCTTTTCGCCCACCCGGTCAAAGTCGTAAGAGCCGCCCGGATCGGCTGAGTATTCCAGTGCCCGTTCCAGTGCTGTGGCTATTTCCCTGCCTTCTTCTTGGCGGTGTCGGCGCTTGACAACAGGTTTCGGGGTGGAAGAGTACAAGGCGGGCCGCTGCGTCTGTGTATTCGACCACAGGATATTGAAATGGGTTTCGGTTACGTCCCTGTCATCACGATAAATGTCGATGACCTTTCTGGCACGTTTACGCCAAGGCTTCTCATGCTTGCCTGCCAATTGCAGCTCTGTTAGCCAGAACCGGACATCTTTCTTAGGCATCAAATCCACCTCTCAGGTTTCATTTTAGGCTCAACCAAGTCGCAAAAGCGCAATGGCTGGACCTCTTCATAATTGGGTATCTTGGGCGGCTCTTTCTTTTTGTACGGTCTGGACATACACATATAGCGGGTTTCATCACCAACGTGGTCTTCGCCGCCCTTAAGTACGTCATTCGGATTCAGGGGATCGGCGCACAATACCGGGATAGTACGAATAAAATCGTAGCAAGTATCAAACACAAACAGCATATTTTCGTTTATTCGTGCATACATCTCCTGCCAACCTGCTTCTCGCTGGTTGTCGCCCCTGAAGAATATAACACCACCAGCCGCCATTTTCTCTGCTGCTGACGGTCCCATATCAGAACGCCACATGGAAGGATCGCCGGGACCCGGTAAACACTTGCCCCGTTGCAGGCGTATTTTGCTGCCAACAGCTTGTGCGTCCATGCGTAAGCCCTTGTTGCCTTTTTCGTTGCCATACCACTCCCAGACACGAATCAGCGCCCCCTCTGGGAAGTTTCTTGGACCTTCCGGTGTTTCCACCTCTGTGCCGTCTGAAACCACCCACTCACCGACTGAAAACGGGGTCGCGAACCCCCAGTCCGCTGATCTGAACTTGGCCCAGTAAGGGGGAGGCGTAAACGGCTTAATAACATTATCTTGGTTCCAACAGTCGAAGAACGCGCCGGGCACGACATTCCAATCGCCGTCACGAAGCTGTTGCGCCTGCCATTCAGGCAGTTGACCGAACTGGCCCGCGTAATCGTCATCCAGATACTGGTTATCGTCCATTCGTGCGGGGATGAAGATGGAAGACCAGCCCTTGTGTTCAGGGTTCTTCGGGTTCTTCATCATGGAGTCGTAAAACACCACTTCTGGTGGTCCAGCGTCAATAAACAGCTCTTTCAGGTAATGGTGTGACGGGCCACCCGGATTGGAGGTCATTACGCACCTTGGCAGCCGTTTCTTGGCGGCAGGGTCGGTAGGTTTCCACGATCCGAGTCGTACACGGGTTTTCATGTACTTGATGTGTTCTTCATTCAGTTGTGAGGCTTCATCAATGCCCAGCCAGTGACATTCCCAGCCCTGAAAGTCGTGTAAGTCCCGGTCGTACTCGCAATGCCTGAATTGCAGGGTAGAACCGTTCCACCAGTCGAAGCGCTTTTTGGTTTCGTTGTAGTTGCCCAGTTCTTTTGGCAGTTCACGCTTCAAAGGCAGGATGTGATTGGCTTCCAACTGCGGGTGAGATTTGCGGATCAAATACGCCATACAGCCGGGGTTTTTCATGCAAAAGTCGTAAGCATCCCAGCGTAATGAGTGCGATTTACCGCCGCCTGCGGCCCCTCCGTAGAGGATTTGCGTGGCTTGGGTTTGGTGCATCAGTTTTTGACGAGTCTGGGGGTCGTACTGTAGTTCAATGACACTCATGTTGCGGAAAGACTGTGTACGGCAAAGCTTGCTTCGGTGATGGTGGGGTTATTGGTTAAAGCCTTGTTTTTTACATACAACTGAAGGGTGTCATCAACGCTAAGTCCCTTTATTGTGCATATGGCTAAAGCGCCAACATCAGCCGCAGGTGTCTTGCGTTCAATGCGTGAGTCTTCATCAACGGTGTCGTCTACGGCAATGCCAAACACAAAAGTATCTGCTGCAAAGCCCTCAAAAGACAAAGCAACGGTAATTGCATAATCCCCGTCCCTGCTAATTGTCAGTTCGTTTGAAGCGAAGCTTATGCCTTTGGTGGCTGATGCGCTGAAAAAGGCCACCTGCGTCCACTCATCGGAATTGCTGATAGTGGTTGCCGTTGTGTTACCGACAATGTGCATCACGCCATAAGCGTTGTTCTGCCAGTCAGTGTCAAACTCAGTCGATCCTCTGGTGAGGACGTATCCACTGCCACCACCATCAAAGATGTCGTTCAGGTTCTTGATAACCTGTCTGAGTGTGAAGGTGTCTTTGAAACCGGGCATTACTTCTTCTTCGGCGTGTATATCTCAAACAGCCACTTACCTTCAGGGTCAAAGAATACTGTGGTGTTTTCAGCGTCAGGCTTGCTCTGGTGGACTGCTTCTTTAACGCGCTGTTTGGCTTTTTCTCTGGACATCACTATCTCCCGATGGGTACTTTCTCAAAAACTGCAACCGTGTCGTCAACCCAGTATCCAAGCCAGCCTTTTTCCTTTAGCTGCTTTTCAACAGCAGAGGTACGTGCACCCTGCGGGATGTCTTCGCTTAAAGCTTTGAATAGTCCGTCAGGGTCTTTGGCAAGGTCGTAGAGTCGTGTTTTATCGACATCAACATCATACCTTATAGAGCCAAGTCCTGCCTCTGGTCTGTAGCCGCCAGCGTCAACATTGGTGCCGAAATACGTGCGGTTTACCCAGTATTCAGGGTAAGCGGCTTTACGTTTTGATTCAGCACCTCGAATACCTGTACCGTGAAAGGCTGGATCAAGTTCCCGCAAGTCTTCGGTCTTTG